CTAGTAACAAAATAAAGTAAATCTGTTTATATATTAATAGGGATTGATTAAACAATTTATTTCAATATGGACAACAGAAAAAACAACGGTGGTGCTAGAGAGGGTGCAGGACGTAAACCAAAGGCACTAGAACAGAAACTTATAGAACGCTTAGATGCTATAATAGACAAAGATGAAGCAATAGGTAAACTAGGAGAATTAGTAGCCAAAGGCGATATGAGAGCCGTACAGCTATATTTAAGCTATCGTTATGGCAAACCTAAAGAAAGTGTTGACATCAACTCTAGTGAGGGCTTAAACATTAATTTTAGAGATTTAATAAAGTTCGTTGATTAAAGTAAAAAAGAAATATATGCCTATTGTTGAAAGTGACAGTAGGTATTTTATAGTAAGTGGTGGGCGTGGTTCTGGGAAGTCTTTTTCAGTAAACGCCCTTTTAGTGATGCTTACTTATGAACAAGGTCACACAATACTATTCACACGCTACACGCTAACATCAGCTTATATATCAATCATTCCAGAGTTTATCGACAAGTTAGAGCAGTTCGGCTCAATAGCTGATTTTCATATAACCAAAGATGAGATACTAAACAAAAAGACAGGCAGTAAAATAATATTCAGGGGTATAAAAACATCAAGCGGTGACCAGACAGCAAACTTAAAATCTTTACAGGGTATTACTACGTGGGTAGTAGATGAAGCAGAAGAATTAGTAGATGAACAAAAATTTGATACTATTGATTTATCAGTAAGACAACAAGGTAAACCAAACAGAATAATATTAATACTTAACCCAACTACAAAAGAACATTTTATATACAGACGTTTCTTTGAAGATAGGGGGGTTCAAGAGGGTAGTAATATAACTAAAGAAAATACTACATATATACACACCACCTACCAAGACAACATAGACAATCTATCTAAAAGCTATATAGAACAAATAGAGCAAATGAAGATAAGACGACCAGAGAAGTACAAACAACAAATGCTAGGTTCGTGGTTAAACAAAGCAGAGGGGGTTATATTTAATAACTGGAGTGTAGGAGAATTTAAGCATATAGGTACAAGCGTATGGGGGCAGGATTACGGTTTCGCAGCAGACCCTAGTACTTTAGTTGAAGTTAATATAGATAGCGCAAACAAACGTATTTATTTAAAGGAATGTTTTTACTTGCAAAGACTAACAACGTCACAAATAGCACAGCTTAATTTAAAACACGCTAGAGAGGGTTTAATTATTGGAGATAGTGCAGAGCCTAGACTGTTAAGTGAAATAAAAGCTAAGGGTTGTAATGTACGCCCAAGCATAAAAGGTCAAGGTAGTATAACGTATGGTATTAGCTTACTACAAGACTATGACATTATCGTAAGTCCTGAAAGTACGAACTTAATTAAAGAGCTAAACAATTACAGATGGCTAGAAAGAAAGTCAAATACACCAATAGATAATTGGAATCATTTAATAGATGCGGTTCGTTATGCAGTAGGCTTTCAATTACAAAACCCAAACAGAGGCAAATATACAGTATCTTAGTTACTAAAATAAATTAAAAAAGTTTATATATTAATATGGAAGTAAAGTTAATTATACCAACATCATTAAACGAGATTACTCTAGGACAGTATCAGGAGTTTGCAAAATTAAATATTACAAAGGAATTAGAAGTACAATCTAAGATGATTGAGATATTCTGCAAAGTGCCTGTTGAGGTTGTGCGTTCAATGAAAGCAAAAGATATAACGGATATTTGCACTATTATAAATAATATGTTTGATGTAGAGCATCAGATGTTAAATAGGTTTGATTTAAACGGTGTTAAATACGGTTTTATACCAGACCTAGAAAATATGAGTTTTGGGGAATATGTGGACTTAGATACCTACATAGGGGATAACGATAACTTACATAGGGCTATGAATGTTTTATATAGACCTATTGACTTGTTACAAGGGCAAAGATATACACTAAAAGAATATGACCCTGATACAAATGAAGATGCAAAGAACTATCCTTTAGATGCGTGTTTTGGTGCTATGGTTTTTTTTTACGATTTAGGGAAAGACTTATCGACAGTTATCCTGAAATCTTCGAGCAAACAGAACGAGGAGAACTTAGCGCAATATCTGGATTCACTTCCAAATGGGGGTGGTATAATTCCATCTATGCAATCGCTAACGGAGATATTACAAGATTTGAAAATATCGTTAAACTAAACGTACACGAATGTTTAACATACTTAACATACACAAAAGAAAAAAACGAAATAGAAGCAAGGAATATAAAAAATAAATTCAAATGAGCCAAACAGGGATAAGAGGGTACTATTTATTAACCCAAGCTATTAAAGATGCTTTACTAGGAGATGTAAATGTAAACACCGTTACAGAGGGAGATTTATTTGATATTGATTTGTCTAAGCAGTCTATATTCCCTTTATCTCATTTGATTATAAATACAGTTACAGCACAAGAAAGTGTTTTAAGGTTTAATATTTCTATACTATCAATGGATATAGTGGACGAGAGCAAAGAACCAACTTCTGATATATTTATAGGAAACAATAATGAGCAAGATGTACTTAACACACAGTTAGCAGTTTTAAATAAGTTAGTACAAGTTTTAAGGCGTGGAGATTTATATAATGATAAATACCAATTAAGCGGGGATGCAAACTTAGAGCCTTTTGTAGATAGATTTGAAAATACAGTAGCGGGATGGACTGCAACGTTTGATATATTCGTAAATAACGACATTGAAATATGTTAGCTGATAAATCCATACAAGAAGAACTAAATAAGTTTGCTAAATACGTTATACAGCAAAGCAGAAGCAACCTATCTAAAAGCGATAAGAACGACACTAAGTCACTTTATAATAGTTTAGGTTACAATATAGAGCTAACACAAAAAGGCGCTGAACTAGGCTTTAGTATGGAGCAATATGGTGAATTTCAAGACAAAGGAGTAAGAGGCAAAACATCAAGCAATAAAGCACCAAATAGCCCTTTTAGGTTTGGTAGTGGTACAGGTAAAAAAGGAGGTTTAACAGAAGCTATGCAAAGTTATGTTAAAAGACGTAAAATACAATTTAGAGATAGAAAGACAGGTAAGTTTTTAAGTTATAAAAGTACAGCTTTTTTAATATCAAGAAGCATATATCAGAAAGGAATTAAACCGAGTTTATTTTTTACTAAGCCATTTGTGGCAGCATTTAAAAGGCTACCAGATGAATTATTAGAAGCGTACTCAATAGGACTAGAAAAAGATTTAATTAAATTAACACAAAAATAAAATGGCAAACACAATAGATTGGGGGAAAATATATTGTTTCTCTCATTGGGGGAATGATTCAAACAAATTAAGTGTACCAGAATTTCCAGAGTTTTGCGCTTTGATACAAGCTCAATGCGGAACGCAATATACTTATTCAGGAAACCAAGATTACCCAGAACGATATGTATTTAATTTAGGAGCAACAGGTACATCAATACTTACTTACAACGCTTTTAGCGTACCAGATAAATGGGTTGTAGTACAGGACGGGGTTGTAATTTTAGACACAGGATATAGAGGCGCATCATACAATCAAACTGGTTTAAACAACGCTTTGGCAGATATGGGGTTACCTCCAGAAACTATACAGGGTATAGGTCAAGGAACGGCACAATTTACAGTTAGTAGTTTAAGTCCTGTTTATGTATATGTTTATGCACCGCTTACAGGTACATCATTTGAAACAACAATTAGTTGTCCAGCTTAAAAATATAAATTATGTCTAAAATAAATGCGAGAAGTCCATATTATATAATCACAGGAACAGTTACAAACTTAACAAGTGTTAGACTAGAATTATATATATATACAGGTACACAATATTCAAGACCATCTAAACCTACGTACTCAATTGACTCTTTTGCGGTTCAAAATATATCTGTAATTGAGATTAGCGAATTAGTTAAAGATTATTTTCAAAATACTTTTGATGGTTTTTATCAAAGTGATAATTATTGGGTTGATTATAGAACAACTAATTTTATTAATGGTGTAGCACAAACCCCTAGCGGTTTTACTTCTTTAACAGGTTTTTACGGTTATGGGTATTTTGACGAAGCAGAAAATCCACAAAACAATCATAGTTTATTGCAGTCAAACAAAACGATAGTTAAATTGGACGATGCGCCTGTAAATTTAGCCGTTGATACTTCTAGTACTTCAAACGTAGCTTTTTATTCAGATAATAAACTTATATATAATAAGTCAATTTCAAGTAGTACACAAAGTAATCTACAAATAGAATATGTTACAAATACCATTAATGGTGCTGATGTATTTGAAGATAGGGTTGTGCGGGATGGCGGTACTTTTGAGGGCAATAAGTGTTTAACAGAATTTAGTAATGAGTTTGAGATATTTCCTGTTGATACTATTTATGTAGAGGGGGTTGATGGCGTTGATTTAATCAAAGTTCAAAACGTTGAGGAATGTAAATATCAACCTTACAAAGTAACATTTATAAATAAGTTTGGTGCATTGCAGGATGTATGGTTTTTCAAAAGAACGAACGAAACACTAACAACTAAAAAAGAGGAGTTTAAACGCAATATAATAGTAAACGGAACTTACAATATAAGCAACCATCAAAACAAGGTACTTACTAAAAATGGTAGTGAAAAACTAACTTTAAATACAGGGTTTTATCCTGAAGAATACAACGAGGTGTTTAAACAAATGCAACTTAGTGAAGACTGTTGGATTGAAGTAAATAACAAAACATTACCTATAAATATATCTTCTTCTGAATTAGCGTATAAAACACAGTTAAATGACAAGCTAATTAATTACACTATTAATATAGATTATGCTTTTGACGTTATAAATAACATTAGATAATATGCAGATAATAGAATTATATATAAAAACAGGCGGGGTTAATGGTACTGGTGTTGCTTTTAATTCAAATACCTTAATTGATTTTAGCGTAGATTTTGCAGATTTTGATATATCAGTAGATGATTCTATATACTTTCCAGACCTAGATTTGACATCAAGTGTAACATCTATTACGACAAATAATATAACCATATCTAGTAACATTTTAACTTCTACTGAAATAACAAGGTACGAGATAGGTGGTGTGTTTAATAAACTAGATTTATTTAAAGATGAAAGTGTAAGTATAACAGATAGTATTAAAAACTTAAAAGACCCTAGTAAAATATTTACAGCTTTTTCTCAACAGTTTAGTGTACCTGCTTCTAAGAATAATTCTAAAATATTTAAGCATTACGAAAACCCAAATGTAGTCAATAGTTTTGATGCTAGATTTAAAGCTGATGCACTAATAAAATTAAATGGTGCTAATTATAAAAAAGGCAAGTTAAAATTAAACGGTGTATCTTTAAAAGATAATTCACCAAACACTTACAAATTAGTTTTCTTTGGAGAAACGGTAGAGTTGAAAGACTTGTTAAATGATAGAGAATTAAGTTCCTTAGAGTACCCAGAATCATTAAACTTTGAATATAACTATAATAACCTTAAAAATAAATTAACAACAGAGCCTGAAAGCCTAGATGTATGTGTACCGTTAATAACTCATAGTAAAAATATGCGTTACTCAAATAACGGTTATAGGGATTCTGTAACACAAGAGTATTTAACCCCTTTTGATTTAAAACCTGCTATAAAAGTTCGTAGAATAATTGAAGCTATACAAAATACTGTACCACAAATACAATTTAGTAATGAGTTTTTAAATACAACGGATTTTAATAATTTATGGCTATGGCTTCACAGAGTTAAGGGATTCCCAAGTGAATCAGATGAGGGAGGAGGACAAACTATTATTACAAACAGGTTTGGTAAGAACACAACAGCAGCAAATAACTTTCAGTTATCTAGTGGTCAAGAAGTAAGGCAGCCTTATATAAATAGAGTTGTTTATACTTATGGCTCTAGAACTGAACGAAGCGTAAATATGCAGTTTAATATTACTCCATCAAGTTCATCTGATGAATTTACTTTGGTTGTACGTAGAGCATCTGATAATAAGGAGTTATTAAAAAATGATTATACAGGTTCATCTAGTTATAATATAAATCAAAATTTTAGCGTTTACAATTATGGTAGGGGGCTTTTTGATGTTTATGTGGACTTAATATCAAAAGATAGTTTTAGTTTAACATCATTTACAACCACAGTTACAAGTTCATATAGAACAAGTAGGTATCAGGTTACTAACACTACTGGAACTTATACAGCTCCAAATTTAAGTTTGGCAAATAAATTTATAGTAGGCAATCAAATGCCTAAAATGAAAGTTATAGACTTCTTAACAAATATATTTAAGATGTTTAATTTAGTAGCTTTTAAAGATGGTAATAAAATGAAAGTTTTACCATTAAGCGACTTTTATAATAGTGGTGTTACATATGAAATTACCAAGTATGTTGATATTGAAAAATCTACAATAGAAAAACTACAACAATTTAAAAATGTAACATTTGATTTTAAAAGTAAAAAAAGTTTTTTAGTAGAAAAAGCAGAAGAAATAAACGGCGTTAAATTTGCACACGAACAAGTAGGTAATAATGATTGGGATGGTGGAAACTATGATATAAGTTTAGACTTTGAAAAAATGATGTATGAGAGGTTGAACAATGAAGATACAGGGGTTTTAACAAATATAGGGCAAGGCGCTATGCTAGACAAAGATTTTAAGCCTACTATTGGAAAGCCTTTATTATTGTATATAGAAAGACAATACAACAATAATCAACTTGAGATAAGAAACGAAGCAGATACAGGGCTAGAAACTTTAAACTATTATAACAGACCGAGCCAAGTATATGTTAATACAAGCGGTAATGTTACTAACTCTAGTTCTACATTAAATTTTGGTACAGAAATAGATGAGTATTTTAGAGAGCCTAAAGGAACGGATTTATTTAGTAAATATTATTTAGATTATATTACTGATGTATATAATAGACAAGGTAGAATATTAAAAGTAGATGCCTATTTGCCGTTATCAATAGTTTTGAATTTAAAATTAAACGACACTTTTACAATAGCTAATACATTATACAGAATAAACACTATTAAAACAAATTTACTAACTAACAAAAGTACGTTAGAATTATATACATTATCAGAAAGTGCATCTCAAATAGAGAATAATGAATCAGGCTTTTTACCAAGAGTACAAAATTTTAACTCAACAGGAACTACGTCTAGTTCAGTAAGTTTAGAATGGGATTCTTTACAATCAGAAGCTAATTTTGATTCCTATGAAATTAGTGTTGATGATGAGTTAGATGTGGTTTATGGTTCAGCAGTTACAAATGGAGCTGTAACAGGTTTACAGTCTGGAATTACTTATAAAATAAGTATAAAGCCGAAATATATTATTGGCACAGAAACATCTTTTGGAATACCAACAGATTTATTTGAAACAACAGATTAAAGATATGATAAAACTAATATTAGAAAGTTTGAAATACGCAAACGGAGAAACTGAAAACTTGCGAATAGCACAAGGTAAATATAAGCTACCCACAACTTTAAAAGAGGGCTACAAAACGTTAAAACAAGAAATAAAATGGCAATAGAGAAAACTATTAATTTAAACATAGATAGTAAAAAAGCTACAAAGGGTTTAAAAGATTTAGAAAAAAGTATAGATGGAGTAAATAAAGAAGTCCAAGATACAAATAAATCCACTCAAGCAATGAGCGGAACTCTTGACAAGGCTACTGGTGGTGCTGTTTCTAAATTTGCAGCGTTTAGGGGTGCTATTGGTAATGTAACAAAAGGGTTTAAGTCTTTAAAAGTAGCTATAATAGGTACAGGAATTGGGGCGTTATTAATAGCAGTTACTTCTTTAGGTCAAGCGTTTACAAGAAGTGAGGAGGGACAAAATAAATTTGCTAAAATACTAGGTGTCATAGGTAGTGTTACAGGAAATCTTTTAGACTTATTAGCTGATTTAGGCGAGAATATTATAAGTGTTTTTGAAAACCCTAAACAATCAATAACAGACTTTGCTAATTTAATTAAAGATAATATAGTTAATAGATTTGAGGGCTTATTAAACTTAATACCAAACTTAGGCAAAGCAGTTGAGCAACTATTTAAAGGCAATTTTAAAGAAGCAGGTAAGATAGCTGCTGATAGTGTTGGTAAAGTTGTTTTAGGTGTTGATAGTGTTACAGATAGTGTTAACAATGCGGTTGAATCTGTTAAAGATTTCGGTAAGGAAATCAAAGCAGATGCAGAAGCATCGGCAAAAATCGCAGACCAAAGAGCAAACGCAGAAAAGAAAGCGAGAGATTTAATAGTTGAAAGAGCTAAGGCAGAACAGGATATAGCAAGGCTAAGAGAAAAAGCGGTTAATAAAGATAAATTCACAGCAGAGGAACGAATTAAATTTTTAGAAGAAGCGGGGAAAATAAGCAGTGATTTAGCAGCAAAAGAAACAGAGGTAGCTAAACTAAGGCTAGAAGCTAAACAAACAGAAAACGCATTAACAAAAAGTAATAAAGACGATTTAAACGAAGCGGCTCAATTAGAGGCTAATGTTATACAGTTAGAAACGCAAAGACTTAATTTACAAAAGAGGTTAAGTACAGAACTTTTAACTGCTAGAAACGAAGCAAAAAAGGCAGCAGAAGAAGAACCAGAAGTAATAGATAAAAAACTTCTAAAGATTCAAGAAATACAAGAAGCGTATAGGCAAAAACAAAAGGACAAAGATGCTGAAACGGAACTTGAAAAAATAAACCTTGAAGAAGAACGTAAACTCGCAGAACTTGATAGGTTAAACGCTACAGAAGAACAGAAGCTAGAAATAGAAAAATATTATTCTGGGTTAAGGGTTGATTTAACCGACAAAGAATCTCAAGAAAAAATAGATTTAGAAAATAAGGTTAAAAACGCTAAACTAGGGATAGCTAAAAATACTTTATCTTTAATTGGACAAATGGCAGGTAAAGGTAGTAAAATAGCTAAAGGAGTAGCAATAGCACAAGCAACTATAAGTGGTGTTGAGGGTACTATAAATGCCTTTAAAACAGCTAGTGCAAGTCCTATTACAACTGTATTCCCTGCTTATCCATTTATTCAGGCGGGATTAGCTGCGGGATTTGCTGCTACAAATATAGCATCAATAAAAAGTACAAAAGTAGATACTAGCGGTGGCGGTGGTTCTTCTGCTATACCAACTGCACCTAGTGGTGGTGGCGGTGGTGCTTCAACTCCTCCAAGTTTTAACGTAGTAGGTTCAACAGAAACAAGTGTTTTATCTGATGCGGTTGCAGGACAAACAAAAGAGCCTGTAAAGGCTTACGTAGTTTCAAATGACGTTACAACGGCACAAAGTTTAGATAATAACATTATTGAGGGTGCAACTATATAAAAAACAAAAATAAATAAATTTAATTATATATTATTATGAGAATAGTCGAATTAATATTAGACGAGGAAAGCGAACTAGGGATAGAAGCTATTAGCGTAGTTGAAAGCCCTGCTATTGAAGAAGATTTTATAGCTTTAAAAAGTCAAGAGTTTAAACTTGCAGAAGTTGATGGAGAACGTAGGATATTAATGGGTGCTTTATTAATACCAAATAAGCCTATTTATAGACGTAATGGAGAAGATGAATACTATATATATTTTTCTAAAGATACTGTATTAAAAGCCTCTCAAATGTATCTAATGAACAGCAAACAAAACAACTCTACACTAGAGCATAAATACGAAATTGAAGGTTTAAGTTTAGTTGAAAGTTGGATAGTAGAGGATAAGGTACACGATAAAAGCGTAAAGTTTGGAATGGATTTGCCTTTAGGTACTTGGGTTGGTAGTGTTAAAGTAAACAACGATAAAATCTGGAATGAGTTTGTAAAAACTGGTAAGGTAAAAGGTTTCAGTATTGAGGGATATTTCGCTGATAAAATGGAACGCCCAAACGATGCATCAATAAAAGACGAACTTGCAGCTATTGAAGAAGAAGAAGCTGAATATTTACTAGCAGAAATAAAAGCTATTATTAAAAATGATAAGCGAGTAAAGGGTGGTAAGAAAATGGTTTTAGAGAGTTATTCAGACTACCCTAGTTCAGTAAGTAACAACGCTAAAAGAGGGTTAAAACTTAACGAAGCTGTAAACAATAAATGCGCCACACAAGTAGGTAAAGTAAGAGCGCAACAATTAGCACAAGGAAAACCAATAAGTAAAGAAACTATAAAAAGAATGTACTCTTATTTGTCAAGAGCAGAAGCGTATTACAATCCAGAAGATACAGAAGCGTGTGGAACTATATCTTTTTTATTATGGGGTGGTAAATCAGCGAAAACGTGGGCAGAAAGTAAACTTAAACAACTAGAAAATGAATAGGTTTAAAAGGCTGTTTACACCTAGTAAAACAAGTCCTAGAAACGGTCGTAGGGGTTGCTTGTGTAGAGATAGGGATGCTTACTCTATTGAGTGCTGTAATGGAGATATAATAGCACAAGGTATAGGTAGCACTTCTAAAAATGAAAACTTTATACTTTTAGAGGACGGTAATTTTTTATTACAAGAAAATAATTTTAAAATAGAGAGATAATGGCAAACTCAAAAATAAGTGCATTACCAATAGCAACAGGAATACAAGGGGATGAAATACTACCTTTAGTACAAGGTGGTGAAACTAAGCAATCAACAGCATCTAAATTTAAAAACTACTTTGTTTCTACTGATATAATAGCAGAAGCAGGTGTAGATATTGACTTGAATAATAGTGTTTATGATAATACTTTTATGTTTAAAATTTCGTGGACTGGTGGTAATGGAACGGCTGTTTATACATTACCAGATGCAGTAGCACACGCAAACAGAAAGATAAGGTTTATATCAGATAGTACATTTAGCTCATCAGACCATTTCGATATAATTCCTGCAAGTGGTCAAACATTAGACGGAAATTCAAGTCAATACAGAATAAACAAAAATTACGAGGGTATAGCTATATGGAGTGACGGTATCGAATGGTTCATAATTCAGAAAAAAGCATAACGAAAATACAAATTAAATTAATCTAAATTATATATAAGTATGAAATCAAACAACGTGATTGAAAAAATCAAAGACGTTCTAAACCTTAACGAAGAAGTTAAGCTAGAACAAGCTAAACTAGACAACGGTACAGTCATTGAGGCTGATTCCTTTGAAAGTGGCGTGGAAGTGTTTATCGTTACAGAAGATGAAAAAGTAGCTCTACCTGTTGGAGAGTACGCTCTTGAAGATGGTAAGATATTAGTGGTAGAAGAAGATGGGTTAATCTCTGAAATCAAAGATGCAGAAGCCGAAGAAGTTGAAGAAGTTGAGGAAGTTGAAGCATCAGAAGAAGAAGAATCTTTAGGATATGCTACTAAAGAAGAACTAGCAGAAGTTAAGTCTATGATTGAAGAAATTAAAGCAATGCTAGAACCAAAAGAAGATTTGAGCGAAGATTTAGGAAACCTTTTAACGGAAGAATTAGCTAAACACGAAAAAGTAGAGCTAAACGAATTACCTGTTGAAGTACAAGCAGAACTAAACGAGCCAAGCGCAGAACCTATCGTATCAAACCCAGAGGGTAACAAAGCTATATCAAAATTTAGTGTTTCTAAAAACAGAAAAAGCACTACTATTGATAGAGTAATGGCAAGACTAAATAATTAATAACAACTAAAAACTAAATAAAATGAGTGTATCATTAACAACAACTTATGCAGGTGAATTTAGTGGCAAATACATTGCTGCTGCTTTACTATCTGCTGACACTTTGGATAAAGGGTTAATTACCGTAATGCCAAATGTAAAATTCAAATCTGTAATTCAAAAAGCTGCTACTGATGACATCGTAAAAGATGCATCTTGTGACTTCCAAACAGGTCAAGGAACTTTAACTTTAACAGAAGCAATCCTACAACCAGAGGAATTTCAAGTAAACCTTGACATTTGTAAGAAAGACCTACACGATTCGTGGGAAGCTGAACAAATGGGATATAGTGCTTTTGATAGCCTAGCGCCAAACTTTGCTGATTTCGTAATCGGACACGTTGCTTCTAAAGTAGCTGATAGAACAGAAAAAAATATCTGGTCTGGTTCAACTGCAACAAGCGGACAGTTTGATGGATTTGCAACTTTATTAGATGCTGACGGAGATTTACCAGTAGGACAAGATTTAACAGGTGCTGCAATTACTTCTTCAAATGTTATTGAAGAATTAGGTGCTGTTGTAGATGCTATTCCTACGGCTGTTTATGGTTCAGAAGATTTATACCTTTACGCTGCATCTGATGTAGTACGTGCTTACACTCGTGCTTTAGGTGGCTTCCAATCAGGTGGACAAGGTGCAAACGGATACGAAAACAAAGGAAACAACCAATCTTTAGGCTCTTTATTCTTTGATGGAATTCCAGTAGTAGCTATTAGAGGTGCAGCAGCAGGAACAATTATCGCTGCTGAAAAATCTAA